CATTTAAGGGCAATACTAAAGTATCTAAAATGAGTGTTGAGCCAATATATAATTGTACGCTTTTGTTATTGTCATTTGCTGCAAATCTGCCGAAGCCGTGAATATCAATATAACTACCGTCGACGTAAAGAGCATTTGCAAGCAAGTTATACGTTGCCAAATTGGTAGCCGCGGCATTAACGCTGCCGTGTGTAGTAAAATCCGTGTACATAAAAGCGATAACATAACCGGCCGTTAAACTAAGTACGCCCGTTCCTGAGGTGTAAGTTAAGCCAATAGCACTTGCGCTTATAGCAGCTCGTGCGCGAGTGTCGGTGTAATATAAATTAGTGTTTTCAGGCACAACGCTTGTATTTAATGTTTGCCAGGTTTTATCGCCGCGCCAATATTGTGAACTTGTTCCCGCTGTAATTATAGATTCTTTGTTGTTTAATTGTGATTGTATATTAGATGTAACGCCATGCACATAAGAAAGTTCTACATCAGATGTAATACTTGAAATAATATTTTGCGAAACATCAGAGATTAAAGCTGTGTTTGGCGAAAGTGAAGTAATTTGTACGCCACTAAAAGATGCTGGAGCTCCCGTCATGGCAAAAGGAATATATGTTCCACTTACATTCCCCATGAATTTATTAATTTGAGAATTATATAAAATAGCACCAGTATATTTTGTAGTATTTAATAAAGTAACATTAGAATTGTTTTGACTTGGTACAACATAGCCTTCATCAGATAAATTAATTTGCAATTGAGCAATTAATTGCATTAATACTTGTTTCCAAATATCTGTTAGATATCCTTCTTTATCTACTATTTGGCTATCAATAAAATTAGGTATTTTCATGTCATAATACTCAAAATACCTTCATTGATAACAAATCTTCCAGTGCCCCAAAATTTAAGTTGGATTGTCAAATCATTTGAATAACCAAGATTCCAATACACCAATCTATTTTTTCTTTTGCCCAAGGAATTTAATTGTTGCCCGTAACTATTTCCAAAACTTCGTCCACCATCTATAGATATTGATAAATCTATTCTTGCAATATCCTCTGACTCTCCTTGCTCTAAAATAAAAGTAAGGTTGTTGGCTATGAACGGAGAAGCGTCCGGCATTCTAACAGGAGGTAAAATGCGAATACGCGGAACTTCTTCTCCGTCATTTGTAGTGTATTTACTATTTAACTCGTATAAGTTTCCGCCTTTTAAACTTATAAAATAATAAGTGTTATTAAAATAAACGGCTCTCTTTGCTATATGATAATTCATATCTTTATCGCATAGCGTAAAAAACATATTATTACTAAAGTCGTAAGTAAGAGTTAAGTTATCTTTCGGGTCTGTAAAAGTTAATTGATAAAATAAATGTCCGTCTTGTTTGAACAAAAACCCATAAGCACTTTCTGGATTAACCAACTGCGCTAATTGAAAATTTATTCCATCAGTAGAAATCTGTTGAATATTTCCGCCGCTACTGTACATGATAGCAAGACCTGATTTTTCGTTACTTCCCAACCAAACAATGAACTCTTCTCCAGCAGCAATCGTTGCAGCATTTAAGCATCCATAGTCAATATTAAAAGAACTGCTACGTTGATACGGAAATAATTGATACCCAACATCAGTCCACGATTCAGTTACTGTTTTACCAAACACAAATAATTGATTACCGCGACCTGGAACCCTAACGCATGCCATGACTGTATCAGGCTTGGTTTGAAATGTTCCAACGTTTGCTGGAGCGGCAGGAAAACCATTATCAATCGTTATTGAAAACGTAGCTCCATTTCCAGCTCCTCCGGTAACGGTATGGGCTCCTGTAGAAAATCCTTTTCCAGTAGCATTTACCGATACGCCATTAATAACGCCGCCGGCTGATACGCCCGTAACTTTAAGAGTTCCTCCGATTCCTTGAGATACAGTAAGAATATCATTAAGCGCATAGCCAGTTCCTCCGCTAACTATGGTTGCAGTAGAAATTGCAAGCATTGTATTTAGAACGGATAATCTCCACTTCGGTTGACTAACGATAGGAGAGATAAAATACCCATCTTGAAATGATACATAACCAGGAACAAAGTCTAATGATAATTTTTCAAAAGCATTAGTTTCATAATCTAAAATATAAATTGTTTTTTTATCGCAAATTGCAATTTGTTTGGCATCGTTTTCGTCAATAAAAACATCTCCGGAAGATGTTTCTATGTCGGCAACTTTGCTAAAGCTCATGTATTTATCTACACGATAAACACTACTATCAATTACAACTATCAATTCTCCAAATCTAGTACTATTGAATATTCCTCTGCCATTACCAATAGCTTCAATATTAATAGTTTTTTTATAGCCAGCATAAGGAACAAGCCAGCCATCAGAAACCATCATATTGTAAGTTTGCTCCAAAGATATTTTTGGATAGCGTCCAAACTTTGTAGAGCCCACTATTTTTAATGGAATCGGTTGTAAATGTGGAGCGCGTTGCTTCATGGATAATATCCTACACCAAGATTAGCAGCGCCATAATCAAGCCCACGCTTTCTTTGAAATGAAGATATTTTCTTCATTGTGTAATCACGTGCGCTCATATCAGCTAATTTCGCCTCCATCTCACGCAATTTTTGCGCACTTTGCGGAGATAAAGTTAAGTTATAATCTTCGCAAATGTAATCAGCTAAAGCATAACGAAGATAATTAATATAATTAAGCTCATAAGCTAAAGATAAATCAGTATCATAATCAACACTATCCAATCCAAACTTTCCCCAAATTTTTAACGGGTAATTAGAATTGGGAGAAAAATATAAATACAAATCAGTTCCGCCTTTAACTCTTTCCGCGTGCCAATTAAAAGGCAGTGAAGAAATTGCATCTACACGAGACGCGCCAAAGTATCTAGTACGATTCGTATTTATCATGGCATATCTAACACTGCCAATGTTGAACGTAAGCGTGTCAATTTCAAGTAAGTTAGGAATTGAATATTTTTCCTGTCCAGAGACTGCTGGAAAATCATATTCTTTAAAAAAAGGATTTAAACGAGTATCAGCCGACCTATCGGCAAGTAAAAAATTTAACAACTCTAACCCATCGCTTATTTGATCTCCTGTTGGAGACTGCAACAGCCTGCCAACAATGCCGGTTAAATAATAAGAGTTCGTTATCAATTTTCTTGCCGAATAGGTCATACTGAATCTCCGATTACAGTTGGTCGCTGAAGCTAATCACTGAGGCACTAGCAGTTCCAGTAACTACCTGATATCCAATTTTCGCCTCGCCAGTATCTAAACTTGCAACAACTGAAACAACTAGAGATTGGGCCACAGCGGCCACTACTCCAGAAACAGTTGTTACATAATTAGAAGACGACGCAGATGGACGAAATTCTAAGTAGTTACCAGCGGCGGTCGGAGTAATTGCCGCTTCTAGCATAACTTCGATGTTGTCTACCGGAGGAACGCCAACCTTTAGACTAATGGTCGTCCAAGAGCCTTGAGTTCCACCGTTAAGAGCAACTGGCTGCGCATCCCAATAGTATTTTTTCACACTTCCAGAACCAATTTGAACGGCCTTTAAGAAATGAGTAGAACCATCAGTTAACGCCCAACCAATACGACGTTTAACGTCATAGCCGGCCGGCATTGTAGGAACAGTTGTAGAAGTAGAAATTAAACAAGAAATTGGCTTACTATTGGTTGAGCTCCCAATTACATAAACCGCATACCAAGTACTTGCAGCAAGGCTGCTAGCATCAAGACCGTTGACACCATTTACGGCACCATTGATCGTAATAGGAGCAGTAATGCTCATATCAAAAGTATTTGAATCATCACGACAAGCACCAACAGAAACTGTTAGGGTAGTGTTGGATGCCCATGCAATGTTCAAGTAATTGACATACAAGCAAGGTAAGTTAATTACAGGTTCTTTTGTGGACATTTTTTAACCTCCAAAAATTAAACTGGGAAACAAATACGCATTGCGTATTCATCAACCAAGGTTTTGCCCCAAATAACATCGTGAACCATACCGCGTTGGTTTTCGCCAAAACGTGATCCGTAATACATACGTAAAGAAACGCCGGTGTCAGGATCATGTTCACTAGAGGTTGGGAATGGAACTTCTTCAGGAAGTTGTGGCATGGCCAAATAAAGAGAATCACCAGAATATAGCAATCCAACTCTGTGACTGTTGATAGCTTTTAACTGCATACCAGCAACAATGTTGTTAGCAATATTTTGATTTTGGGTTGGTTGGCAACACAATCCAGGATAGATATTAATCGTTACTTGTCCATTACCAGCAGTTGCTGCATCAGCAGTTGATCTGATTTGGACAGGATTATCACTTGGATAATGACCAATAAAGGTTAGATAACGAAGATTTGGTTGACCACCAACACCATCTAAGAAATACAATAGATCGTCTTGCTTGATAGCATTTGCATCTGCACCGCCGCCAGTAGAAACAGTAATTTGAGTAATATTTAAACCAGTTGGATCGTTAGTGGAAACTACAGTCAAAGTAGTACCTGCTATACCTAAAGTTCCAGAAGTGTGAATTGGTAACAAGTTTGATTTATGCCACTCACATCCAGAGAAAGTGCCAATCATCCAATCTCTTGCATCTTCTTCGTTTCTATCAATTACAAATTGACTTAATCCGGAATTGATAACTGATGCAATTTTGGTATCTGGCAATATTCCACGAAGTTCGTGTTTTGCGGCACCGTAGTTATGGAAATAAGCAATCATATCTGCCAATTGACCGTAGGAGTTAATTGCAGTTGTACCGTTTCCATAAAAACGATAAGTATGAGAAGGAATAACTGATCCGACGTCAGCTTCAACGGCAGTGGCAAGTTCGGCAATAGCCGCATTACCAAAGTCTTTCATATACTTTTCGGCATTGAAAATAAATTGCTGAGCGCTGAAATCAATTGCAACGTTTTTAGCCATATTAACAGTCAATGCTTGAACACGTTGGACAGTTGGTTGGAAAGTGGCAATTAACGAATCAGATACAGTGTAACGTGGGGGCAAATCAAAAGTAACGGTGTCACCTAAGTTTGCGGTTAATTTCTCGAAATTTTTAAATTTCGTGTTGGCAATGTTCATGAAAACATTTAAGTTTTCTAATTTTGCTAAAGCGCTGCGTTGGTAGGTTTGTACCTGTTGAAACGCATTTGATGGTAAAGGCATGGATAATATCTCCAAAAAATTAATAAAATTAATTAGAGATAATGGGACAGGACTATTTAGACGACTTACGTCATCTCAAGTATTTTTGACGCCGTAAATCCCGAATAGACGTTGAACCACTATCTGTCGCAGTTGCAGATGGTTTAGGATGGTTCAATGGTTGTGACGCAGTAGGATAACCTTTTGCCGCCTCATTCTGTTTTATAGACTGAGACAACTGCTGTAATTCTACTTTCGCCATTTCAGGAGCCGTGTGCATTAATACCGCTAGTTGTGCGTATTTCGCCGGACTTCTACCCAGCTCATACATCACATCTGCTGTGTTCTCTAGAGAATTCGTTAAGCTTATAAGCTGCACACCAATTGGCGTATCTGCCATTTGCCCTAGATTCAATCGAGAAACAGTTTCCGTAAAATCAGGATATTTTTCCTTGGCAGATTCCAATTTGTTAATGAACTGAGAAGCTAAGTCAAGAGCTGCTTTCTGTTGGGCTAATTTCTCAGCCTGTATAGGAGCTTGCGTAGCAATTTCTTGCTGTGCAATTTGCCTTGCTATTTTTTCAGCTTCCTCTCTGCGGACATAACCCTCAGGAGGAACGCTAGTCTTCTGCATTTCATCAAACGCGTCCTTTCTTGCTTTATCATAAGCTTTCTTACTTTCAGTATTTGCAATCTTACCTAATTCCTCCCTGGTAAATAACCTCTCTTGCTTCTCCGCCGGAGCTGGACTACTGGTTACAGGAGCCGACTCTGCAGGCGCAGAACTTTGAGAAGTACTTACAGTACTAGAATCTTGATTTTGGGTATTTACATTAAGCCCTAAATTTTCATTGGCCATATTAACCCTCTTTGACTATTACCCCATCACGGTGAACCTTACTTTACGAAGTAAGTGACGGTCGATTACGACTTTTTTGGTTATTACCCCACCACGGTAATTCCCCGCTATATGTCACGGGTCTACAGATCTAACAAAAGATTAGGCTCATTAAAATTGTATGTCAATATTAATTCGTGAAACATTCGTGAAACATTATAACTTACTTGTTATTTAAAATATCCGTTAATAATAGAGCAATATTAGTGGAATAATCTCCATTCTTTGGGTTTTTTACGAGACTAACTCTAATCATTTCTTCAAGATATTGAAACGCGTCTGCATTCTCTGGTTTTAAAAAAGCAGGCGCAAATTCGGTAATAGCGTTTAATATAAGTTTTTTTATCTTATCTTTCATTGAGAATTTTATCTCGTAAATATCGGGGAAATGATGGTGGAGAAGGTAGGAGTCGAACCTACGAAGGCTGAGCCATCAGATTTACAGTCTGCCGCATTTGACCACTTTGCTACTTCTCCTATTTGAGCGCGATTATACTTGTTTTCTAACGCTCAAAAAATGCAATTGATTTGCTAGGTCATTAAGCACGCAAGTTAATTTGTCGATCGTCTTCACAAGCTTTCTAACATCCGCATCCGTCCAATGATGGGGTGGACGCGGAGGATGAGGGAGCTTTGATTTATTCGGTTTTTTCATGTTTATGTTTTTCTAAAATGTCAGTACGCCTTTCTTCTGCCTCATGTTTTTTATGATCCATTAAATGCCTGTGGTGCATATCAACACTACTAATAACATTATTTACCGCAATATTCATTCTTTCCGTCTCATCTTTCTTCATTTGAATTGCTTGCTGATTAGCCGTCAACTGCCCATCTATAGCCAACTTGGCCTGATCATTTAATACATTCTGCCTTTGTACAGCTATTTCAGCAGCTCTCAGTTGTTGCTCAGTTCGAGACTTTTGTGCCTCTAATCGAAGTTTGGCTTGGTCGTTCTTAGCCTTCATAACCGCAGGATTGTTTTGCATCTGCTGTTGAGCCATTTGCTGCTGCATTTTTTGCTGTTGCTCCATTTCCTTTTGGAACTCTTCAGCTAATTTCTTTAATTGATCTGC